AAAATGTCTTTCAATGAGAGAAAGCCAGTTTTTAGGTTACAAACCAAGTCTAAGGTACAGCCTGTCTTACCTCAAGAAACTACAGCTATACAGTATGCTTCAACGTGGTTCAAGAACAACGTCCACAAAAAACCAAACCTTCTTGTATCATATAAGAATGTGAGCTTGGATTTGTTATTGAAGCATGCTGCTAATGGGTTGGAAACTGGAGACCTCACGGGAGAATTGGCAACTGCTGTGTTGTACAGAGTCTTTAAAGATGAAAAACATCAATTGCCTACAGATTGGACCAGTTTCGGTGTCATAATAGGCAAGTCAGGGGAAGAAATAAATCCTTGGGCTTTAATGGATGTTCAAGAGAAAGATGGTATATTACCCAACACCGAGGTGAATAAAGACGTTGGATTGGATGATGCTAATTGGATCGCTTTCTATATTTGTTTTATGTATAGATTTGCAAGAGCCACTAATCAAGCTTACAAAGATGCTTTGGCAGACAGGGCTGAAGAGCATGCAAAGAACCTTAATCCAAAATCAGTCCGCCCGCAACCGCCAGCTATGACTAAGATGCAAGCACTGATTCTGCATGCTCCATACAATGCCGCAATTGCTGGAATTGATATGTTTTATCACAAATTTAAGACATCAAAGCTTGCCTCTGTTCGCTACGGAACTTTACCTTCTAGGTTTAAAGACTGTGCAGCTTTAACAACTCTCAATCACATAACTCGATTAACTGGGTTGCCTATAGAGCAATTTATGCTTTGGGTGTTTTCTGCACGAATGGCTGATGAGTTAGATCAAATGTCAAAACCAGAGGAAGAACTGGATAAAGGAGATTCTTACGTGGCATATATGAGAGAGATGGGTATAAGTGAGCGTTCTCCTTACTCTTCTCAAGCCAATCCTGCATTCTCTCTTTTTTGTCATGTTGTAGGAACATTGTTAGGGTCTAGAAGATCCAAAAATGCTAGAATGGGTTTAGAAGTGGACACTGTCAACAGTGTAATTAATGGGAAAATTGTTGCTTATGTGTTGGGCACCAGACCTACCTTCACATTGGAATACAGCACAGATCCTAATCAGGAGGTTGAAGTATCCACTTTGGAAACATTAGATCTGTCAAAAATTCCTACCTCATCTCATCCAGAAGAATGGTATGGATACTTGTCTATTAATGGTTTTAAAGTACCACCTGAGGCAGAAAAGTGGATTGAATCCAGGCTGCATACATTGGCTGATTTGAGAGATGGAACTGTAGGGAAATTCCTTAAAACCCAAAAGTAAATTCTGGAATCAGAAGAATCGGCAGCTAGATACATGAAAAAAATCAACGAGCCATCATGGAGAATTCTAGAGAGAGGATTTTAAAGGCTATTCGCAGAGTTCCATGGTCTAATATTAATCAGAATTTAGAGAATTTGGATGATGATGCAGAAGAAAAAGTCATGAATCAAGTGGATATGGAAAAATCAATTAGTAACAGCGATTCGTCAGATTGGGAGAAAAATCCAGTATTGGAGATATCTGATGATGATTTCTCAGAAGACTCAAATGATGATGAGAAAAGTGGGAATGAAGATCCGGTAGTGCTCCCATCTATTGAGTCAAAACCATCTGAGGAAATTGAGGAACAAGCCAAATTTTTAGAACCAATAGAACAAACAATTCGAGATTTATCGAGAGAAGAGTCGAGAAAAAAGATATTGAGATCAAAGCTGACAAAAATAGAGGTGTATCGTCCTCATTTGGATGATATACGATCTCAGGAAAATCTTGATTCAATCTGTAAACAATTGGGTTATCAATTATTGATCAATTTGGGATATGAGGTAAGACCAGATCTAATTGATGTGCGAGGAAACGGACTACTCTTTTATGTTGAGAAAAACACTAAATATGATCCTCCCTCCATACCAGAGCTAACTAAAATCAACCAGGGAATATCTGTTGAGGCTTCATCAGAAGATCTGAGCTTATTTGATGAAGTTCTGAAGACTCTGAAGGCAGGGATTAAACTGGAGAGGAAAAGAGGAGGAAATATCACGGTGGATTTGACGACTGCAGATTTCAATGAATGCTTGATCAAGGAAGTATGTAGTGTCAGTGTTGATGTAGATGATGCTTTAAGAAAGCTCTTCAAAAGAACAAAAATATACACTTCATTGACTTTGATGACTAAGTACAAGTAACAACGAGACATCAGCAACTTGAAAAAAATGTTGCAGCTGTTCAAGAGATCTAAGAAAAAGAGAGAGATGGAGAATCAATTGATGGAAACATCTGATTTGTTTAACCCTCCTCCTTATTTCACTATCTTTGAAGAAGAACACCCAATTGATTACATTGGAAATGATGGTGTTATTAGAGAAACATTGAGAGTTCAGGCTAAATTAGAAATTAGAGCAAAGAAGGAAATAATGAACATGGGAGAGTGCTTGAAAATCTTGGAGGTTTGGATTGATGAGCAGAATTGTCCCCACTGGCAAATTGGTTTGGATACATGGATATTCATCTGTCTAGGTTTGCATGCAAAGAAGGATCCTAATTGTAAGTACACCAATCTTTATGTGGCACAAATTGACCAAGTCATAGAATTTCTGATCAAAAGACCCAAAGTTGATTGTTTCCAATACAAGAAGCACACACAAATTTACGAGACAACACACCGAGGAGGCCCTTGTTATATTTGTTATGAATCCAATATTGGGAAATCAAAGAGAACTGGAGTTTCAGCTAAAATCTTATATGATTATCCTTTAAGAGATGGCTCAAAACCCCCTGATATTGAGTTTTTGCCCATTCGGTTACCAGTTGAGTTTAAGACAGACAATAATGGGGATCATATCATTCCTTGAATCATGAAAAAAACAACGAGGAATCATGAAGTTCCTTATTGTTTCAATTTTATACATCCTGAAGATTTCAACTAATGCATCCAAAGAAAGGAAATTAATTCTACCATTAGACCATCATCTTGATTGGAAGCCGGCACACTTTGATAAGTTAACCTGTCCGAAACCAGAATTAGATTGGAGTGAAGAATATAAACCAATAAATGTGATTTCTGTTCTGAGACCGCCTAACCATAAAATCGGAGGAGTGTCTGGGTATCTATGCCATAAGGTAGAATGGATCACACGATGTGATTATAAATGGTATTTGTCCAAAACAGTGAGTCGGAGAATCAAGGAGGAAACCCCAACAGAGGCTGAGTGTAGGGATGCTGTCATTCTGCACAAAAATGGACGAGAGACATCCGGTTCATTTCCCCCAGAAGAATGTTACTGGAATTCCGTCAATGATGAATCAGATATCAAAGTGAGTGTAACTGCACATGACATAGGTTATGACCCATATCTTAATGTCGGTGTGGATTCTCTCCTTGTGGGAGGTTACTGCAATAATTCTATATGTTTAACAACACACTCTTCTGTAATCTGGATCAGAGACCAAGTAAGCAAACCATGTGAAGGCATGAGGCTGGAAACAATGACAGTTTATACATCATTATATGGATACACAAATGATAAATGGGTAGGCACTCCTAGTATGAAGATGTCATCTTTGAATGATGCATGTCGGCTATCCTTCTGCGGTGTTCAAGGAACACTTCTAACAAATGGATTGTGGTTCCATCACAATGTAAGAGAAGGTCCTGGGAGTCAAATACAGATCACAAGAAATTGCCCTCCAAATTCTGAAGTAGGGGTTGTTCAGCCGGATTTTGAAATCAAATTGATGGATTACAAACTTGCTGATCTACAGAGGGAAATGTTCTGTCTCCAAACATTGGATCGGATCAGACTACAACAAGTAGTAACATTAAACGACTTACAGTATCTTAGACCACATCGAGCAGGGGCAGGACCTGTATTCCGGATCAGGAACAACACTTTAGAAACAACACATGGAACATACATTGAGGCAAGTATGGTGGGGACAACACAAGTCAATCGAAACTGCTTGGCCACTTACCTAGGTGAAGATAAAAAACCTAAATGTATTGGCTGGAAGTCATGGCATAAGATGAACAATCATAAATACCAAGGACTTAATGGTGTATTGGAGATCAATGGCCTAATTAAGTTCCCTGAGGACCAATTGTTAGATGCAGAATGGGAAGCAGATATGTTTGAATATTTTAAACTTGACAAGATTCACCATCCGTTTTTATCTAATATTTCAAGTATTATACATGATGATACGGACGAATCCTTGATACATGACAAAACAGTCAATCCGGGAGATGCAATCAACAATTGGGTTGAGGTTGCAGAAAATAGGGTTAGTACATTCTTCAAAACAACAGGAGGAGAGATTATCAAAATAGTATATATTATCACCTTGATTGGCATAATATACTTGCTTTATAAAATCATTACAATGTGTTGTAAAATGAAGAGAACTGGCAAAAAAAATAGAAGGCTTACTAGTGACTTAATTGATCTTGACCTTAAACCAATGAATAGTTCAGTATTTGGTTAACATGAAAAAAACAACGAGACCTCAAGATGGATGAATTAAGTCATAATGATGAATGGAATGACTATGCATCAGATGATGACTTGAACTCTTATGAGTTTGACGATCTTGAGGATGAAGAAAATTTTAATCTTCAATCAGAAATCAAATTCCACTATGATAATTTAAATCAAAATGATTACAGTCTCAATTCCCCTTTAATTGAAGATGATATCTTAGGGTATATTCAACACAGGAGGAAACAAAAATACCCTTCAGTTTTCCGACAGACTGATTGGCTGATACGTGATAAATTCTTTGACAAAACAGATGTAAATTTCTGGGATGTCAAATTACCAAAAGAATTGCATCAATGGTGGGGTAAAATCAATCAGATTAAGCATATTAACACAAGTAGAGGAAAAGCCTTTTTAATAGATGTAATAGAAAATCATCGGGAAACATCGATCATTCCAAAAGTCTTTTATGAAGGATGGTGCAAAAAGGAATTTGAAGAACCATTAAATACAACAAACATTTTTGATGAACATATTCTCAAATGGACTGAATTCTTCCTCATGATGCATGATCTAATCCTTATTATGAATGCGAATTCATCTTATGAGATCAACAATCTCAAAAAAATTCTCAAGTTTAAAATTGCTAAAAAAGATGGGAAAATTGTTGGTTTTAGATTGGCTACACACTTTGGCTTGACATACATAACAGGAAAGACAATTTTCTTCCGAGATCATAATGTCCTGATAGACAGACTATTTGCTCTGATGATGAAGGACACTTGGATTGCAAGAATGAACACCCTACTTGGCATGAAGCTCCGTACACTTCATATATTTTCAATAGAGGAATACAATATTATACTATCTTTATATAAGTTAGGTGATAAGATGTTGAGTGAAATAGGTAATGATGCTTATGATGCAATTAAGTTGTTGGAACCTATATGTAATCTGCGCTTCTGCGAGCTTGCACACCAGTATAGACCTCTTATACCCCCATTCCCCGCTTTTGGAGTGCATATTGATAATAGTGTTAATGAATTGATAGATAAAACTAAGATAATCACATTGTTTAAAGATACTATATTGAATATAGATTCACTAGAGTTATTAGTCGTTGTGTACGGATCATTCAGACATTGGGGTCACCCATTTATTAATTATCTTGAAGGACTGGAGGCACTGCACACACAGGTAACAGTTGAGAAAACTATTGATGAAGCATATGCAGAGTCCTTAGGGAGTGATCTAGCTTACATGGTTCTCCGAAGAAAATTCATTGAAGAAAAGAAATGGTATGTCGATATTGCAAAAGTTCCAAACAAACATCCATTTAAACAACACATTCAAGAGAACACATGGCCAACTCCAAAACAAATTGATGACTTCGGTGATCATTGGCATGAATTGCCATTAACTAAGTGCTTTGAGATTCCTGACATCATTGATCCCAGTCTCTTATATTCAGACAAGAGTCATTCAATGAATCGAGATGAGGTTATAGATCATTTAAAGAAGAAACCAAATGAACCCATTCCAACTAAAAAAGTTTTGGATACACTGCTGCATACAAAGTCAACCAATTGGCCTGAATTTCTTAAGATGATCAACGAAATTGGTCTTCCCCGTAATGCAAAGATCATAGGTCTTAAAGGAAAAGAAAGAGAAGTAAAGAAGAAAGGAAGATTCTTTTCTTTAATGTCTTGGATGTTGAGAGAGTACTTTGTAATCACAGAATATCTGATCAAAGAGCACTTTGTGCATTTGTTTAATGGGTTGACAATGGCAGACGACTTGACTACAGTAATATCTAAACTATTAGATAGAACACAAGGCCAAGGTTTGGACAATTATTCTCAAATTTGTATAGCAAATCATATCGATTATGAGAAATGGAATAATCATCAACGGAAAGAAGCAACTGGTCCAGTCTTCAAAGTCATGGGCCAATTTCTAGGTTATGAGAATTTGATATACAGGACCCATGAATTCTTTGAGGAAAGTTTAATCTACTATAACGGAAGACCAGATTTAATTACAGTGGATGGAGACAGCTTAAAAAACAAAACAGAAGCCACTGTGTGTTGGGAAGGACAAAAAGGAGGATTAGAAGGATTAAGGCAAAAGGGATGGACCGTAGTGGGGCTTTTAATGATAAGAAGAGAAGCTAGGATTCGAAACACGTTAGTGAAAATATTGGCACAGGGGGACAACCAAGTGATTTGTACACACTACAAATTGAGAGGATATGAGGATGAGAGAGATCTAAGAACTAACTTACAAGATATATGGAATAACAATCAGAGAATAATGGAAGCTATCAATAGAGGAACAAATAAACTAGGGCTTATCATTAATAATGATGAGACTATTCAGTCTGGTGATTATCTCAATTATGGAAAGATCCCAGTCTTCCGAGGTAGGATATTAAATTTATTCACAAAAAGACTGTCTCGAATCATGTGTGTAACTAATGATCAATTGTTAAATTATGGAAATATAATGGCTACAGTGAGCACTAATTCGTTAACAATCTCTCATTTTGATATATGCCCTCGTGATGCAATTTACTTCTTCAATTTTTTTGGAAATTTGACTAGACTTATGATAGAACGACACAATCCTGTCTTAGGTGGACCGGTATCATCTCATTTCAACATGTTAGAATTACGCTCCTTGAAATACAAAATAGTATCTCTGTATCTTGACCCTTCTCTTGGAGGAGCATGTGGTACATCTCTGACAAGGTTCTTGATGAGAGCATTTCCAGATCCTGTTACAGAAGGACTGTCATTTTGGAAATTGATATACGAGACAACTACTATAAGAGAACTTCAATTGATTTGCCAGAATGCTGGTAATCCTAGATTAAGCTCAGCCAAATCATCAAAAGATTTAATCAAACTTTTAGAAAAACCTGAATCACTAAATATCCCTCGAGGTATGAGTATTGCAAATCTTCTTAAAGCAGAAATTAAAAAATCTCTACAATGCAATATTAGTAAAATACGAAATGAGGTAATTAGTGATGCACTCATTCATCTAAATAAAGAAGAAGGGAATTTATTAAGTTATCTTTGGAGTATCAAACCTCTATTTCCACGTTTCCTTAGTGAATTTAGAGCGGCCACCTTCATTGGAATAACTGATAATTTAGTGGGGTTATTCCAAAATTCAAGAACCATAAGGACAGCTTTTTCGAAAAAACTGTATAAAGATTTAAATAAATTAACTTGGGATTGTGAATTGAGTACATATAGAGCTTTAATTGATAATAGGAAACGAGGCTGTGGGATTTGGAAATGCTCATCTACCCATGCTGACTTGTTGAGACAGATATCTTGGGGTCAAAAGGTCATTGGAGCTACAGTTCCACATCCAATTGAAATGTTTGGTCCTCCTTCTAAAACTGAAGGGAACTGTGAGTCTTGTAAATTTAGGTCTGATGATTACATCACTTGTTTAATCCCCAATGGATTGAATAAAATTAAAATGAAGAAAGGACCATACTTAGCATATTTAGGTTCAAAAACATCAGAAACGACAAGTGTCCTTCAGCCTTGGGAAAAGGAGACTAATATCAGCACAATTAGAAGAGCAGCAAAATTAAGGAATGCTATTCATTGGTTCATTAATCCGAATAGTAAATTATCATCAGCTGTATTAAGCATTCTAGAAGGTTTAACGGGTGAAGATTGGTCTCAAAGCGTTGAAGGATTCAAGCGAACTGGATCAGCCTTGCATAGATTTTCATGTTCAAGGCAAAGTTCAGGAGGTTACACAGCCTGTAATCCAACCGGATTGAGTTGGATGATAACATCAACGGATACCTTGAGAATTATTGGTTCTCAGAATTATGACTTTATGTTTCAGTCTAGTATATTATTTGGACAGATAACATCGATTGAAAAATATTATATGTGTGACATTCCAATAACTTTACATTATCACCTCAAATGCCCTCAATGTTTAAGACCAATTGATGAACCTTCATTAGATAGCCCTTTGATTTATAAACATCCTGATGTGGCAAGGACACTTAAAAAATGGAAACCAGCAGACACAAATTGGTTTAAAAAGAAGCCTAGTTATTGTATTCCAATGTGTGATTTCAAAATGATTAACCCAAATGAAATATCATTCCAAATAGGTAGGGCTGGAGGCTTTCTGTCTGGAAACAAAGCTCTAGGAGATTGTGAATATTTAGAAGAAAGCACAGTCTTTCCACTCAGCATTCAACACAAGATTGATGGTTTCTCCTATTTGAGTGGTTTGTATGACGGACTGCTTAGAGCTTGTTGTATTAATGTTATCCACAGGCGGAATATGATCTATCCAAAGAAAGCTCGACCAACCATCTTTGGGACATTATTACACTGCATCGACTTATTATCACAAAGTTCAGTATTTGTAAATCTCACCAGAAAAGGTCCAATCTTTCAAGAGTTAATAAATGTTCCACACAAGACTCCACCAAGCTTTCCCGTCTCAGATCTGGATATGGGTAACATAATAAGAAATTGGTTGAAAAATCTGCTGTATGAGAGTGAGAACTTAGAAAGGTATGAACCAAGATATAAAAAAGTCTGTTTGTTTGCTGATATGACAGGACCCGAGGTTATAGGACCATACGTAATGAGCTCAATTATCACTCAAATCATAATGAATAAGAAAAGTACTAGAAGTCAAATTGATAAACTGCGGGAGGTTAGAAATTTGGCGACCTCGGTGAGATCAGGACTAATAGAAGAGATTAAATTACCGATTGAATCTTTATGTTACAGGTGTGACAGTGAGATACGGCATGCTTGTAGTTTGATCAAAGATAAGATTCTACCAAACAAATTAAACTTGATATGGGGGAGAGAGATGATTTGTGGAGTCAAAGAATTCCCAATCTATACAACAGCATCAATTAAAGACGTCAGCTTGATTTTAAAAATTGAGAAAAGAAATTGTCCATTAATCACAGGATTGAGAGTAGCACAACTGGCAACTGGGGCTCATTATAAATTGCGGGGAATAGTGAAATATTTTGGCATTAAATGGTCTGACTTCCTCTGTGGAGGTGACGGATCCGGTGGGATGAGTGCGGCATTGTTGAGATTAAATCCGAGAAGTAAGTGCATTTACAATTCTCTTATTAATTTCAAGGGGGCTAGCCTTAGGGGTGCATCCCCTGGAGCACCACCTGCATTAGAAAACTGTTGCAATGACGGGTTTAGATGTGTAAACAAAGATGTAGCGTGGGAGGAACCATCTGATTTGCAGGAACGGGCAACATGGGAGAACTTCAAAAGACACCAACAAAGATCGAATCTTCAAATAGATTTAATTGTATTAGATATGGAAATTTTAGATGACACAGTGATTGAGAAGGTCTATCGGAATATTGAGGAGTACGGTTTGGACATTCTAAGGAAAAGAGGAACGATAGTTTGTAAATGTTATGCAGACCATATAATAAGGACATGGCCTAACAGTTTATTGACTAAAATAGGGACATATTTTAATGAAATATTTCTGTGTTACACAGATCTTAGTGGTTCATATACTACAGAATTCTATGCTGTCTTTATAGGAAAGAAGGAAAAAAGAGATATTAATAGATATCTTGATGTTGAATCTTTACGGAATGCAATGATTAATTGCTTAGCAAATAAGGCAAATAAAGAAGAATTTGACAGAGCCATTAAAATTAAGTATATGGATCTATGGAAAGGAATACCAAATGAGCTTAAACCATCAATGAAAATTCAATTTGAGACATTATTCTCAATATCTGGGGTGGAGACAGGATTGTGCTACAGTTTGAGTCAGGTAATAACAATGAATAAAAACGCTTTTGGTAAAATATTTGGAGCTTTAATAGTTGCCTGTAACTCATTGTGTAACACCACACAAGAGCATTTAGATCTCTGGGAAATACCTTCTGATGGAGATATACGGAAGATGATGACCATGTTACTTGGATTTTCCTATTGGCTAGCATGGTGTTCAGAGGATTTGAAATTCTATGAGTATTGTTTGTACTTATCAAATAATCCTGTAGTCATTGGGATTCAAAAGAGAGAATTGCATAAACGTAAAACGATAACTTGGCATATCGGAGGGAAATGCCATATTGCAAAGAAGATTTCATTAAAAGAAGAAAATGCTGGTATAGGATCATGGATTAGGGTGTTGTCACAGCTAACCAATAAGATATCATATGATGATAACTGGGAGCGGGAAACATTATACTTCAACCAGAAATTATCTTACAGACATGTAGATAAAAAAACAGGGATACTGGAAATAATTAAAAGAAGAATTATTAGCATAGGGAACGGGGAACCTATTAAAGAAGAAGATGTTAAAGAGGAAACATCATCATGGAGATCATAAAACTCCGATATCAGACTATATTCAATACAGACAACAAGATGTACATGAAAAAAATCATGTAAATAAGGTT